AATATTTAAAATTATTGTCATTGTTAATAGAATATTTTATAAGCTTTAAAGGTGATATGTCAGCACTCTGTATGTCAGCCTGTAATATTTCTAATGGCTCAACTTGCAATTTTAAAAATTCATTGACAAGTAGTTGTGATGCGTTGATATGTGCTTCATTGGGATCAGTTGTAAAGCCAGGAGCTACTTCATATTGTGGATTTGTAGCTTGAGTTAAATATTGAAATGAATATAGTTTATTAACAACGCTTTGACCTAAATTTACATCACCTAAATCAAATTGTTCTATTGATATATTATTTGTTTGTGATGCTGTATATGTTATACCATTTGTAACATCATTATCTACATTGTTGTCAGATGGTATAATTGTAATATTTTCGCATCTAGTTTTTTCAGTTGTAGGAGTCGGGTCATTTATTGCACTATATATTGGGTCTGCGTTAAAACCTGTAGGAAAAAAAACTTGTGAATAATCATTATCACAATTAAAAGTTATAAAAATATCACCTCCGATTGGTGGCTCTTCTATAATTGATTCAAATATAATTCGTGTTTCAAATTTTTGAAAACCATTTGACACAAGTAATGCTCTACATGGCCCATTGCTAAAATTACTATTGTTAAGTGGATCAGAATTTGTTACAAGTCCAACTGCCATTTCATTATTCACTGGATTACTTAAATTAGCATTGTATCCTCTTTCAATGCTTATAGTCTGTACTGAAGTACTCCATGACAAAGTATTTTGATTTGCTGTTTGTTGTAAGTAATAACTAGTTGATCCATCAGATAACCTTATGGTCAGAGTTCCAGTTGTTTTAAATGAGCCTGATATAATTTTATAAGAAAAATTATGACTACCATCAGCATTAGTTGGGTTTGGTCCGCCTGATATTTGTTGAAAATTAAAATCAGAAAAAACAATTTTTTCATTGTGTTTTGCAAAAAAACTTAAATTTAATTGACCTTCTAAATCATTTTGTATAGAGCCTGCAATAAACTCAGATGTCATATCTTGACCTGAGCCAACGTCTACATTAGAAAAACCGCCTAAATGATTGACTGTTACCCTTTCAAAACTTGGCTCATAATTTAAAGAACTGCCAGCTAATATTACGTTGTTAGATTGATCTATAGTAAGTAATGTATCAACTGTAACAGGATTTTCAACTGATGCTGTATTATATTCATAACAAGTTAATTCACCTGTTGTATTATCAGCATAGTTATTCGGTTGTATAAAATTATAGTGACCCTCAGCTAAAAAACCAACAGTGTTAAATGATTTTAGAACACCATCAAAAACGTCTGATTCTTTGTATTTAAAAGGCTCTGTATCGTGTTGTATATTTCCGTCAGCATCTACAGTAGGTGGCTTGCTAACAAAACCTTTTGCAACATAATATAATAAGGCTGGATCAGCTAATCCAAAAACATTATTATGTGGTGAAGAATACCAATTTAAGTTAGTTCTTAGCCAAGTAAAACCTTGTGGTATTGGTGAGTCATTTGTACTAGATATAACTAGCACTTTCATGTCACCAATAAAATTGCGAAAAATGTCTCTTATTCTTACAGGCTCATTTTTTTCTGTTTCGCTTGTAAAAAACTTAGCTTTTTGTTTTTTAAAAAATCCGTAACTATCTGTTGCTGTAATTGATGAAACGTAAGGAAAAGGCAAATTTTCTATTTTATCAAATGCTGGTTGAATCCATCCAAACCACCATAAATTAGAATTTTGAACAGTGCCTTTGTAAATTCTCACAAAATACTTTTCATAGCCTAGACTTAAAGTATTATATAAAAAAGTTTCATCTGTATTATTTTTTATTATGCAATTTAGTTTGCATTCTGACCCCAAAAAAACTCTGTCTCTAGTGCCACCTTGACCATTCCAAGTTATCTCAAAACCTTCACCAGCAAGATCAATTTCTGTACTTGTACCACTAAAACCATCTTTGTAAATTTCAACGTTCCAAACACTGCCTTTTTCTCCGTAAAATGTACTATGTCTGTGTTTTCCGTAAGCCATTATCTGCGTGCTTTTCTTCTATTAGCTCTATCAAATACAATTAATAAATCATCTCCTGAAATTCTCACATCAGGTATAACTGTTCCGCCTCCTAAATTATGATTTGCTACTATGCCACCTGATGAACTAGGTACAAATAATTCAGGGCCTCTTTCACCTACTATGTAAGGCGTGTTTCTATTTACAAAACCTCCACTTGCTCGGCCTGGTATTCCCCCCATCATTCCCGAAAGTAAGCCACTAAAGCTAGTTGCTCCTCCAGCTGCCGTTTGAGCAGCTCCTAAGCCTGGTATTAATGAAAATACTGCTGCTAATAATGCTGCTTTAACAAGCATTGCAGCTATTTGCTTTGCTAATTCTTTGAATATGTTACCCATGCTAACAATAAAACTCTCACCGCTTACTATTGCCTGAGAAAAACTATTAGCAAAGTCATTTACCATTGCCAAACCAAAGTTTTTAGCTGATTCTTTTAAATCGTCAATTTTATCTTTTGTTTTAAGTAAAGCATCTCCAAAAGTAGTATCTAAGACCTCAGCTTCTTCTTCAATCTCATCAACGTCCATTTCAATTAGTGTGATAGGTGCATCTCCCCCTTGTACTCCTACATCAGAGCCTACTCCAACACTTGTGCCTAATCCAAATAAGGCGTTTTTTGCTTTTGTTGCTGCATTACTTACAGCATCACCAAACGACCCAAATTTAGCTGATACCGCTGGCACTTCACCTTTCAACCCTTCCAAGCCATCTTTCATGCTTGTAAATGGATTTTTAAATTCTTTTTTACCTAATAAACTAAGAACTTTATTTATACCATCAATAGCAAGTTCAAAAGGTGTAATAAGCATCTGACCAATGTTAAGAAAAGCATTTCCTAAACTAACAGCCATCATTTTACCAATTTGACCTAAAACCTCTAGATTGTCACTTACATATATAGCAGCTGCGGCTAAGGCTGCAATACCAGCTATTGCTGCTCCTAGTGGTGTCATAAAAAAAGAGACAACAGAAACTAAACCGCCAAATAATGTAACCAATGGCCCGATTGCAGCTAGCAATCCGCCTAATGTCACTATAGCTATTTTTACACCACTATCTAAATTGTTAAAAGATGTTATAGTTGAATCTAAAAAAGAAACTAATTTATTTAAAATAGGTAATAACAACTCACCTATTTTTTCCATTAAGTCACCAAATCTGTTTGATAATTGTTTTAGTCCTCCAGCACCAGCTTGCGCAGCTGCTTCAGCTTGTCCTTTAAATTGTTTTGCTACAACGTCAACAGCTTCACCAGCCATTAACTGTTCTTTAGTTAAGTTTTTAAGTGCTGGTATGCTTTCGCCAAGCTCACCTGTAAGTCCACCAAAAGTTTTTGCTAAATTTCTAACACCAAATTCAAGTGTTTGACCTGTACCAGCAGCTAAATCCATAGAGGCAGCTATTACCTCTTTTATTTGATCTGTAGTTAAACCTAATGACGCCAAATAGGCTTGTTGTGCAATTATTTCCTCATCACCAAATGTAGTAACATTTTGTAAAGCTCTTGCAGACTTGGTTAAATTGTCAAAAGCTTTTTTGTTGCCATGTAAAGCAGTCATTAATTTTGCCTCTGCTTTGGCTTGCGTGTCAAATGCTTTTATAGATGCGGCAGCAAATGCAGTCAAAGGCGCAGTCAAGCTCATGCTCATAGTTTTACCAGCTCTTTGGATGTTTTTACCCATCTTTTTAAAGCTTCGTGATGCTTTTTGCATCTTATTTGTAAACTCGCTAATATCTGCGCCAAGTTTTACTGTTGCCTTTTTAAGTCCCATTTACAATTTTTTTCTGACTATATCTTTTAATAACTTCTTGTATTTCTTCTTGACTAGCAATTTTTTTCTTTACTATTTTCTTGCTATCCCAATCAAAAGGCATCAACTCTGTAGGCTTCATTTTACGTTTAAGGTGTGGTGACAAACATGAGTGTACTATCATTCTAGTTTGTTCCCAATGATTCTGCATAATCATCTCCTCTCTTTGTCTGTAGCCAATCATTTTATTTGAAAAAGAGCGGGGTGTCAAATCATACAGTTCATCTATAGTCATGCTCAGCGTTCCTAATCCTTGTTGTTCTAGCTTATCCCAAGTGAACTCTTCAGCATCTAACTCCTCGCCCTCTACTGCTTTCCCTTTTTTTGGGGTTGATCTATTTTAAATGCTTCAAATATTTCATTTACTTTAGAAAAGTCTTCATTGTCTAACCAATCCTCAATGTCTGCAACTTTGTATTTAAACTGCTCTCCATTTTTTTTAGCTCCGTATTTAAGACCATAGTAAGCAATAATGCCTATATGATTAATCTCACTACCTAGTTTATCAATCTCATTAAGTTTTAATTTACAATCATTGCAAATTTCTTTTAGTGCTAGATAACTAAATCTAATCGGTCTTTTTTGACCGCCTATTTCAACTTTTTCCATTTAAAAAAATTTCTTTAGTGATATTGAACTTAGCCAAATATTAGTTGTTCCTGTATCAGAGGCATTTGTTATAACTAAATCAGGGTCTGCTGCTACAAAAACAACTTTATGTGTTTGACCTGGTGTTTTTGGTAAAACTAAAATATTAGTAGTGCTGTAAGCATCATCAATAGCTATATTACCACTATTAGATCCATTATCGTGAACTCTGTATGTTAGTAAATATGTGTCACCTTGTATTAAAATGCCATCTTTAAAAATACTTGTATCTTGATTAGTAGCAATAATTTTACCATAACCATTTTCAATTATTGAAGTTGATGATTTGTTCCAATAAGCACCTGTATCAGTACCAACTGTACCCAAATCAAACTGTGTATCACCAATTAACTCAGGGCCTAGCCCGTTAATAAATATATCTCCTGTACCTGTAAATGTAGCTGAACAAGTAAGATTATCTTCAACACCAGCATCATAATTAACGCTAGTAACTAAAGCTTCACCTTGAAAACTTTTTATGGTAGTGGGGTCTTGATAATCAGTTGCTTGATCTG